GAGATTCCCAAAGACCTGTTTCCGTATTGAGGTGCCACGAATTGAAAGGTTTTGGTGGAATAAAAGCGTCAAGGTGAGGATCGTAGGTAAAACCGATGCCTGCGTAATTTTTGCGGAATGGGGTACCACCAAGAAGATGGGTTCCGCCATGAGTATTGTAGGACGTTTGTTTGTAGATGTCACCTGTGCGGGCTGATAGTTCGTTTTCTAGACCGTCGTCTTCTTCTCGGCCGCGTACGACAGCGACGACGATGTTGTTTGCGTCAAGTTTGGCGAAATGGCTCATAAGAAGGTGACGGTTTCGCTTGTTGTTGATGTCGCGGTAATTACGCTGACGTTATTGCCGCTGATGGTGCTAGTTGTTTGGGTGACACCTGCTGAAAATGTTGCGGTGTAGGTGCTTGGATAGCGCAGAATTACTATTCCTGAACCGCCGTTACCGCCTGCTCGAGCGACATTGGCCCAACCACTTCCTCCCCCGCCGCCGCCACCGGTGTTGACTGTTCCGGCTGTGCCTGCGGTATTGGCTCCGCCGGCACCGCCACCTCCTGTTCCTCCGGCTCCGCCGCCGGTTGTGTACCAAAGGGAGCCTCCTCCACCTCCGCCACGAGTCACTGCTGAGCCTGTCACGCTTGATGAAACACCATTTCCGCCAGCACCACCAGCATCATTAGCAGAGTTACCTCCAACGCCACCAGCACCACCACCACCAGCCCCGGGACTCTTGAATTCGCTTACACCCGTGTTACCTCCGGCATAACCTTGATTTGCTGTGCCGGCACCGCCTGTTTTTGCTGGATCTGTTCCGCCTGCGCCACCACCCGAACCGCCAGCAAGACCGTTAGAATTTTGATTTCCGCCGCCGCCGCCACCAGTTGAAGTAATTGTGCCTAGAACGCTGTTTGAGCCGTTGTTTCCATTGTTTGTGCCTGCGGCGCCTCCGTTACCGCCAGCACCAACCGTGACGGTGTAGGGCGTTCCTGGTATGACGCTTAGTTTAGTTTCAGCTGACGCGCCGCCACCGGAACTTTCGCTTGTCACAGAGCTGCGGTAACCGCCTGCTCCGCCACCGCCAACTCCGTCGCCGTCGGCCTGAACTCCTGCCCCGCCGCCGCCGCCAGCAATAACTAAAAACTCCAAGTCAAATGGTGAAGGTCCTGATGCGGCTGCGCCTGCTCGAGCGATAATCATGACGACAAATTCCCAAACAGCACCCATTCATCGGTTCCTACTTTGAGAAGCCCCGCAACGCCATATTGACCGTAAATCTTTAGTCTGTTTCCTTGGCTTCGCAAGGTAACCCCTGCGCCACCAACTGTCACTTGGCCTGCGCCGCCTTGGTAGAGGAGGATTTGGGTGCCGGTGGGGAAAGCCACGGTCGCGTTAGTTGGGATCGTCAGGGTGATCGATGCGGCGTTGGTGAGGCTGACAACTTTGGCGACGTCAGTGAGGGCGAGCGTGTAGGTGGTGCCGGTTTGGGCGTTGAACACGCCAAACGCGATGTCGTTGACGCCTTCGGTGATCGAGTTGACGTTGGCGGCTGTCAGGACTTGACCGTCGGTGTATGCCTCGGAAAGCGGGTAGGTGGCCATGGTTCTCCTAGAGGGTGTTCGTGCCGAGGATACCGAATTCGGATGATCCGAGGATGAATGCGGTACTCAGCGGGTAGGCGGTGGTAAAAGTGGTTGTCCAGCGGTCAGGGGTTATGTCGTGGGTGATGCCGTTGACGGTGATCCGCAGGTTGAAGCCGGTTCCGGCGGCGACTGTTCTGTTGACGACAATCGGGTCGCCGATTTCAAGGTCAAGGGCGGGGACGACGCGATTAGAGACGCTTGAGACGTCGAGAGTTATTGAGTCGACGCGGAGGCGGGCGTCTTTGCGGTAGTTCAGTACCTGGTTAGCGCGAGTAAGGGCGATGGCGTTGGTTTCCATCATCAGGTCTGATCGGTCGTATGACCGCAGGAAGTATTCGTCGATGGATGGCTGGTTGATGACGGTTTGAGCTGAACCGCCATAGCGTGTGAACGTGACCTGGTTGGCTAGTTCGGTTTCGTCAAGGTTGATGTCAAGGTCTTGGTAGGCGACGTCGGTGCCGTCGTCGTCGAAACTGACGGGTGTGCCGGCCGCTCGAACCGACAGCTCTGAACGCGACAGGTAGGTGGGATAGCCGTTGGCGTCGATGAAGAACGCGCCAAGATCGGATTGTTCTATTGTTTGGATGGCTTCTAGGGCTGATCGAAGTTCGCCGTGGTCGCCTTGGAGTTCGGTGTCGCCTAGGCCGATCGCACGCAGGCTGGACGGCCAGCCGATCTCGTCAAGGATCAGGTCGATGCGTTCGCCTGGAAGATCTTTGTTTGCTTCGCCAGTAATGGTCGTGATGTTTGACAGCTCGAGCAGTCGGAAGGCGTCGATAGCGTAGACGGTGACCAGTGCGTAGTCGGCGGCCTGGTCGGGCCAAGACCAGTCCCATGCGGTAATAAAGCCGGTGAATAGGCCGTAGCCGACGCCTAAATAGTCGGTAGAGATGCGGATTTGCCGCATGGGTAGGATTTGGTTGTAGTAGGGCGAGTTAGTGTTTTGTGGATTCCAGTCGCCGTTAAAGTCTTGGAACTGGACGACGGCTTGGCCTGGCGTGTATTCCTCAAACATTCGATCGCGGCCACGTCGAATTGAGATGCGTTGCGTTGTGCTCGAAACGTCGGCGACTTGGACGATGGATGTGCCGAGTATGTTGGTTCCCAGAATGCCTGCGGATAGGTCGCCTAGGACTAGGACGTCGCCGAACGATGCGCCGGTACCTAGCCGGATTTGGACGACGGGTTGGCAGGGTAGGGTCATTTGTTGGTGTAGACGAGGCCGGAGCCGTTGCGTTGGGCGTTGACCAGTCCTTTACGGACTGTTTCGATTAGGTCGTTTTCGCTGATGACGGAGCCGCCAACGTTAACGACGACGGAACGTGCGCCCGCAGCTGCGCTGCCAGGTAACGGTCGGAATGGCGCAGGGGTGCGAATTGGGCTACTGCCGATCGGACGGCCACCCGACCCGATTTCGTTGATGCCGCCTTGGCCAGGTTGGGCGACGGGCATGAACGGCACTTGGCGCATTTGAGCCAGCGCGTCAAGCATGGCGCGCACCTGCTCGTAACTCGCCTGATCGAGAGCTGTGATGTAGGCGGTGCGGCGTTCGTAAGGGATGCCTTCGATCTGTGAAATGTATTCCGCGACTTTGAGGCGGGCGTCGTCAAGCGCGTCCTCGGCTCGTCGCATCGCAGCAGGTGTTTTCTGGGCAAACGCTTCCATGGCGGCTTCGCCTGCCTCTTCGACGGTGTCGATGAGGTTGCGGAACGCTTGGCGGTCGTCAATGTTGCCTTTGAGCTCGGCGAGCGTGTCGTCGACGCTGACAAGCGCGTCGTCTAGGCCTTCGGCGGCGCGGCGGGCGTCGGCCATGGCGCGGTAGCCGTCTTTCCATGCGATCGCCAGGTCGTCGGTCATGTCGATCGTGTTGTTGGTCTGATCCTCAAGCTGTTGGAGGCGGTCGACCATGTCGGCCAGGCCAGGGTCACCGAACCAGTCGGACATACTGCTGGCTACGTTTTCAATGATGCCTACGGCGGTGATGTCCCAGAAGTCGAAGCTTTTTTGAAAGTCGGCGAAGAAGCCGAGCACTGGGGTGGCGGCGCCGACGATCTTGGTGAAGGCGGGGATGAGTTTGGAGCCGACGGTTAGGGTGAAGTCCTCGATGGCGTCGTTGAGGGCATCTTGGGCGGCGCGAAGTTCTTTGGCCTTGCGTATCTCGTCCTCGTTGATGACCTTGGCGTCCGATACGCCTTCTAGGGCGGTCTTGAGGCCGGTGGCACCCATTTCGACAAGTTCGGAAAGTTCTGTCCACGATTTGCCGAGGGTTTGGGTTGCGAGTCGGGCACGTTGTGCTGGGTCGTCGATTCGCTTGAGCGCGTCGATCGTGGCTAGGAACGTTGCGTTGACGTCGGTTGCGCCGCTTGAGGTTCGGACAATTTCGACACCTAGTTCGGCGAACGCGCTTGAGTTGTCGCCGACGGCTTTGTTGAGTTTGTTGAACGCTGTGAGCAGGGTGCCTGATTCGACGCCGACGTCGCCTGCGACTTCGACGTAGCGTGATGCTTCTTCGGCGGCTAGGCCGGTTGCGTTGGAGAATTTGTCGACCTCGAGGGCGAGGTCTTGGAAGTCGCCGATGGCTTTGAGGGCGAAGCCTGCGATGGCTGATCCTGCGGCGGCGGCGAACATTCCGGCGTTTGCTTTGACGGCGTCGAGGGCGGCGGTGCCACCAGCCTTGAATTTGTTCATTGCGCCGTCGGCTTCGCCCACTTTGGTCTTGAAGTTGTTGAACGCTGCTTGTGCGCCGACGATGCCTTTATCCGAGAATTCGGAAATGATGGGGATGGTTATGGCCATTAGCGGCTTCCTCGTTGTTGGGCGCGAATTTCGTTGGCTGTCGAACCGATTTTCATTAGTTCTCGGTTGATCTCTTTTTCGACGTCAATCGCAAGGTTTAGGAACTCTTGCTCGAGGCCGGTGAGGCCGCGTTCGGCTCCTGGCCACATGAACCGTGATGGTGCGCCGATGCTGGCGTTGAGGGCTTGGATGAGAGCTGCGCCTTGGCCTGCGTTGCGATGGCCGTTGGGTCGCCCTGGATAACTGCGGGTGTAGCCGTCGTAGGCGATGTTGCCGGTTTTGCCTGCCATGTCGGCGATGGCGGTGGCGGCGTCGGCTGATTGGATTCGGACGGTGCCGATGGTTTCGTATTGGACGCCTTGCGCCAGGTTGCGTGCTCGAGCTCGTCGGGTGTTGAGGTTGATCTTGACTTTTTTGACTGCGTTGGCTCCGGTGCGGCCGCCGTGTTGAAAGCCGCGAGGTAGGCCGGTTTTGCTGGGTTTGGCTTTTTCGATTTCGTCGACTGCCGGTTTGGCTAGTTCCTTGAACCGTTTGGTGAATTCGCGTCGGAGAGCTGGGTCGATCTTTTGGAGGAGGCGTAGGTTTTCTTTCAATCCTTCAACTTGGATTGTCATGTCGCTCCTTCCTTGTCTGATTCCACCAGTAATCTGACCATTTCGTCAACAATGACCGATGGACATTCCATCAGGTCGATCGGGCTGATGCCGGTTCTGATGGCGAGGCTGGCGATCAGGTTGACGTGGTACTCGGCTTTTCCTTGGGTTCTTTTGGGACGAACTCGATGTCCTTGACGGTGTCGATGAATTGGGGCCACGCCTTGACCGTGACGTTCGCGGTCTTGAGGGCTTCGTAGGCGAGGCGTGCGTACGGCTTGAACTTCAGGTCTTTCAGGAATGCTGACGGTGAGAGGCCGGGGTTAGCGTCCTCCCACCGACAGGCGACTCCGTAGGTGATCGGTACCGTGTGCTCGGCGTCGTCGAGCATGGTGACCTTTAGTTCCATTCCAATCATGTCGGGCTCCTGGCTGGATTAGGGGTTGGTGATGTCGCGTGCGAAGGTGCCGCCGGTAAAGGTGACGTTCACGACCGAGAGGTCGCCGACCGAGCTGATGAGCGGCGTGAACGAGCTCAACATCGCGTTGGTGATCGTGTATTCGGGGTTCGATGCCGATTCGGTCGAGCCGGAGGGCGAGATTACGAGGGTGGTGTTGCCGTCGCCGACGACGTCGTACAGCGTGGCTTCGATTTCGCCTGCGCCGTAGCTGTTGAACATCTCGAGCGTGACTTCGACGGATTCGAGGCCCTTGGTGTAGGTGCGGCCGTTGGAGCCCATCGCGGTCGTCTCAAGGGAGTCGTAGCCGACGGTGAGGGTGACGCTTCGGCACTGGTCGGAGACGTCGACTGCGCCGATCAGGACGGTTGCGTTGGACAGGAACGTTGTGGTGGCCATGGTTCTCCTTTAGACGCGCCGCGAGCCAACGCGGACGGTCAGGTCGTATGCGGGTAGTTCTTGCGATCCGATGATCGCGAGACTGGGTTGTCCGGCAGTGACGGCCAGGCCGGCGTCTGCCATGAGGGTGTCGATCGTGGTCATGAGATAGTCACCCGCGTCCTGGTTCCCTGGTGGGGCGGCCAAGACGCGAAGGGTGAAGGTCAGATCCCCGACGTTCGACGTGAAGCTCGTGAAGGTCGGCAGCTCGATGAACACGGTCAGTGGTCGAGCGTTGCGCGGGTCGGTGACAGGTACAAGGCCGAGTGCGGTGATGCGGTTGGCGATCGCTGTGGTCGCTTCGGCAAACATTCCGGTGGCAGGCATACATCACGCGACCTGACTGCGGTTGACGCCGAGAAGCTGGTGGATACGGCCAAGGCTCATCGCCGGATTGGTGGTCGACATGGCGTCGAACGATTGGAACGAGTCGATCGAACCGCGCTCACGGTACAGCGACGCGGCGTAGAGGGTGGTGCCGAGGGTGACGTCGCCGCCAGGGCTAGTGGTAAGGCTGTCGCGGTAACCGGCCTCTTGACGCTTCCGGTACGCCCAAGCGTTTGCCGCGGTCACGCACGTTGCGATGAACGCGGTGTCGTTGGCGGTAGCGGCCGAAATGCCGAGGAACTCGGTGACGTTGCTTGAGGTGATCCAGGTACAGACCGGCGTCCAGGTGAGGGTTCCGAACGGGGTGATCGAGTCGCGGTCGACGTCATCGCCCGCATCCAAATACAGGATTTGGTTGGGGATGATGACGTTGTAGTCGTAGACGAAGTCGCCTTCGTCGGTGATTTCGGTGAGCAGGGCCGTGGGGACGGCGACAACGGTGAAAGTGCCGTCGAGGCCGTCCCCAACGCCTGCGACCGTCACGGATTGCCCGACAGTGACGTCCGTGGCGGTGAGGGTCTGAATCACGGCGACGTTCGACAACCTCATCCGGTGGGTGATGCTGAACGTTGCCATGATTCGGTGTCCCTAGTGAATTACGCGCGGGTGACGAACATCTCGGCGTCGATCATCAACGTGGCGAAGTAGCCGCGGAAAGCGATCGTGCGGGCCAAGAGGCTCGGGTTTTCAATGGAGATGACGCCCTTCTGCTGTTCCCAGCACTCGAAGCCGGCCGAGTTTCCGACCCACACTTCCTTGCTGGTCAACGGGTCGAAGTTGCGGTCGACGACGACCTGAAGGCCGAAGGCGTTGCCGTTGAATGAGGCGGCGTCCTGCTGACCGAATGCGTTCATTGCTCCGGCGTTGGGGAAAAGTGGGCGGCCGGTGGTGTCAACCAGTGCTCCAAGCTTCTTCCAGTAGTCGGTTCCAACCATGAGCACGTTGGGCAGGTTGCCGTCCGAGTTGGTGAGGATTTTGGCGGCGGCGTTGTAGACGAACGTCACCCAGTCGGCGGGGTCGGTGTCGTCGGTCAACACTTCGGTCTGAGTGACTCCTGCGACGAATTGCGTACACGCTTCGACGTCGGTCTGATTGGCGTAAATGCGCGCCATGTCGTCAACGAGAGCTCCGAGCACTTCCGGACTACTCCAGTCGATGGAGGCTTCTGAGAGCTCGACGTAGCCTCCGAAAATTTTCTTAGTGACCTGCTCGTCGGACACGACGAACGTGCCGGACTGGATCGTGGTGCCTTGGGTGACCGACGCAATAGAAGTGTGCGTCGTGACCTTCGGACGGATGAACACCTTGCCACCTTGCGGCATAGAGCGTGTTCCGACGGCGTCGATCAGGGGACGCAAGCCTCGGAACGAGTTGAAAATGGGAGCCGCAACCGGAATCGGAAGCACACCGTCCAAATCGCCGGTAGTCACGTCGGGTGCGGCGGCCTTGATGTTCGCGTTCATCTGTGCGAATTCGGAGCCACCGGCGACGAAAGCGGAGATGTACTCACCAATCGACGGAAGCTTGAAAGCGCGCTTGGGCTCTGCGTAGAGCGGCAGGGTCGGAACGGTCGCGGGTGCGGCGGCTTCGACCAGGGTGGGTTCTGACATTGAGTCCTCCTCGGGCTCGATTTCGGGTGTGGGTGTTTCTTGTTCGTCGTCCTCCGGTGCGGAGGCTGCGACCTGGCTGATCCGCGCTTCTTGGAAGGCGGGCTCACTGACGATCGACAACTCTGTCCACCTAGCGGCCTCAACGACCATGGTGCCGGACTTGTCGAACGAGAACTTGGTGGGTACGACACCGACGGAAACGCTGTCGTATGCGCCCATGAGAAGCAGGCTCATGGTGTCGTCGGCGTCGCGGGTGTCGGCCAGCTTGGCGGTAAACATCATGCCTTCGTCGGTGTTGACGCGCTCGGTGACGAGCCCGCGTACCTTGCCTGAGTCGTGGCCCTCGAGCAGGCGGGGTGCGCGGCCATCCTCGGGCAACGACCCAGGCTTGAACATGACTTTGGTGCCGAGCGAATCGGTGGTTGCCACGTTCCACGGTACGGCGAGGCCAGTGATCGACCTGGACGGTTGCCCGTCGGGTGCCTGTGCGTCGATCGTGAATGATCCGGCCGTCAGCTTGAGCGATTGGTGTTCAGTCATCGGATACATCTTCCCTGATTGAGGTCGGGGTGTCTACGAGTGGCGACTCAACGAGATCGTTGTCGCCGAGGTAGTCGTCGAGGTCGAATTCGATGTGGCGGCCGCGTGGGATAACCGTGTCGCCTGAGAGGGTTTCCTGAATACAGTCGATGTACGGCTTGGCACCGAAAAGATAAAGGTCTTGGCGGGCTTGTAGCGCGTTTTGATACGTCATTCCGGTGCCGGTTGGTGCGCCAACCAGATACGGGGGAATGTTTGCGAGGCGGGCCAGCTCTAAGGCTTGGTATTGTCGCGCCTCTACGAGTTGGAGTTTGCTGGGGTCGCTCGAGAACTCCTTCCATTCGACGAATTCGTTGAGTGCGCCGATGGCGTTGTTGCGTCGTGCGGCTGACCAGCCTGCGGCGAGCTCGGCCAGGTCGTCACTTGTCATGGGTTCGCCTCCGCGCTGTTGGAGGTACCCGCTGGCAATTTCGTTGACTGCGAAACGGCGGGCGGCGTTGTCAAGTTTGTAGGCGGTGTCGACGGCAGGGTTGCCGGAGTAGACGAGGCCCATGATGGGTGACAGAAATTGGACAAGGTTTTCGGTTGGAATGTCGACGCCGTTAAATTCGACTTGGTCGGAAACGGTGAACCATTGTGGCCCAGCTTGATCCATCGTTGAGATGTTCGCGGCCGGTAGCCATTGGAACGAGGCGGGGAAGCCGGTGGAATACCGAGAGGTGATGTACCAAAACGCGCGACCATAAAAGAACAGGTCGCTGAAGGTGTTGGACATGATGAAATTGCGGGTCACCTTGGGGTCGGGTCGCGTGAACCACGATTCGCCCATGATGTACCGCTTTTCGTATTCCTGTTCGGCTCCGTTCCATACGAGCTGATACTGGCGCAGGTCGAGACAACCGATCATTGAGGCGATGAGGTCGCGGGCTCGAGAAATGGTTGGGAGCGATAAGGCGCGCAGTTCTTGGGAGCCGATGGTGTAGGTGTAGGTGGCGTTGATGCCTGAACCACCGGCACCGGCGGCCGCCTTGATCTCGGCCCCAAATGCTGGGGTCGTCGTTTTACGAAAGATGCCCATGACCTGAAGCGGAGTCTCCCACGCTGTCGGCCGGTTTGCTAGGACTATCCGGCGGCGAACGCGGCTTTGGCTCGGACGGCCGGCCTGGAGGCGAGCGCGGCCGCCCAGATCATCGTTCGGCACAGCTCGATCGGGCCTGGCGATTTCTGTGAGCTGACAACCTGGGTGGCCTGAGTTTTGACGAGTACGGCGCGTTGAACGTGCTCGCCGAGGGCGACCGAATTGTCGTGCCAAAGTTTGCCTTCGGTAATCATTGACCGAACAATCATGGTGAAGCGGGCGAGCTCGCCATAGCCGACCGTTTCGGTGCGGCGGCGAAGTGGTAGCGGCGTATGAATTTCTAGGCCTGGGGTGATGGCGAGGGTGACTTTCTGATCCTCAAGCACGCGCTCGATCTCGGCCCACATGGCGTCCTCGCAGTCGACGACGAATTCGACGTGGACTTGGATTCCGTCGGGGCCTTGGGCGGCGCGCACTCCGACGTAGCGTGAGTCGTCGATTGATGTGTCGCACGCGAGAACTCCTCCGGCCGGTATCGGGTCGGGGTGAGCTCGGGTTGGCCAAAGGCCGATTGGAAGCCACGACTTCGCGGCCGCGACCCACAGGTTGAGGTGGGCGCGGAGGAACGCTGATCGGTCGCCGCCTTGGGATTGGGCCTCAAGGGCGTCCATGCTGATCGTGGTTCCCATGGCGGGGTTGGCCCATCCCCAGTAGCGGCGGTCGTCGGGGTCGACGCCTGGTGGCATTGACCATTCGGCGAAGTAAAGCTTGCCTGGTCGGTTGGCGTCGATCGCGTTGATGGCCTGCTCACGAAGCCGGAGCATGGTGGCCGATGACTCGTCACCTGCGGTCGACCAGGCCGATAGGAGCGGGTTGCGTCGGGCGATCATGGACGGTCGGAGCGCGTCGAAGATTACGGACGGCGGTATGTCCCAGATTTCGTCGACGAGCACGAGGTCGAGGGTCATGCCGTGGGCGTTGTCCCTGGCCGCGGCGACCTTGAGGGTTGATTTGTCAGGCATGGTGGTCATGGTCGAACCGGCCGCCCACCGGCACGAGGCGCCACAATGCTCCTCAAGCCACAACGCGAGCTCACGGTACATCGGCATCGACCGCTCAAGCTTGTTCGCCACGAGTAGCACGTGCTGGGCTTCCTTGCGCCGGCGGGCCTCGTCAACCAGCCACCAGGCCGCCAACGACTTTAACGCGAAGCTTTTACCGTTCTGCCTGGCCGTCGACACCAGGGCCTCACGAAACAGAAAGTCCCCACTGGCATCAAGGCTCAATTGGTCGCTGATAGCCCTGACCTGCCACGGCATCAAGTCAATCCCCATCCTCGACCGAGCGAACTCGGCCTGGGCAGGGCCAAGAGTCGAAACCGCATTGACCGGCGTAACCAGCCTCGGCTCAATCCGTCCCCATAGCCCTCCAGAAGGCTCCAGGAGGCTCGATCCGACCTGATCCGTCCCCTCCGAGAGAAC